TCATCGCCACATAAGGATGCGGTCAACACGGTTCCCACTGGCCGTTGCGAATGAAGCCGTGCCATCCACATTCGGGATCGAGCACCGAACCGATCAGGGTGATGTGGGCCATATCGTCGACGTTCTCGTAACCCCATGCCTGACCCGTCTTGGCGTTGGGGCCGACGCCTGTCAGGTCATCGACACCCAGCCGCTCGCGAGTCAACGGACACGGGTGCCACATGTACAGCCCACCAAGACGGGTGCACTTCTCGTCGAGGTAGTACGGGGTGTAGCTGACACCATGTCCAGCGTCGAAGACCCCTGGCCCTGCGATACTCGCACCGTTGTCCAGGTGCTCATTCATGCTGTCCTCCAAACACTCAAGGTGTAGCGATCATCGCCCCATAAGGATGCGTTACGGGCGGGTCATCGGTTGGCCCCACGGAAGTACACGAAGCCCGAATGGTTGGCCGTACCGATCAACCTCGTGCCAGTCGTGGCGACACTGCCCGCACTCGAATCCGACAGGTACACCGCCGTACCGTCCGCCAGCGTCGGGAATCCGCGCATCTGAGTCCCCGCCAGCAAACCTTCGGTGAGGATGCGGCCAGACTGTTTCGGTGCGATGTCCTCGAGGGCGAACCCGGCGAACTCCGACAACGGGTCGGCCGTTTCCATCTGCGCGACTCCACCGGCGACGATCTTCACTGCCGACCAGCGCAGAACACCCGCCGCGCCGTCATTGCGGAGCGTGCGCTGTCGGTCCAGGAACTGCGGGTAGACCTCACGCTGCGCCACGTCCCACTCTGCGGCGTTGCCGACGCTCGCGAACGTCGTGTTCATCTCGGACAGGATGGCCGCATTGGTCATGGCCGTGTAGTCCTTGTCGAACGTGTGGGTTCGGGTCGTCGTGTTGAACTTGACCACCAGGTCCTTGGGCGATGAGGTGCAGTTGCCCAGTCGACGGCCGAGCGTGTTCTTCACTGTTTGATTGCCGTTCGGACCCACAAGCATTCCGGAGATGTCGAGTGAGCCGTAGGCGTAGGCATTGATGCCGCCACCGCCCGGCTTGACCGTGTAGTCCCCGAGGATCAGCGGCACCGCACTGCCGCCGACGATCTCGACGCTGTTCGATGAATATCCCGTGGTCGTGGTGATCTTCAAGGCCCGACCGCGGGCGTTGGTCTTCCAGCCGATCATCGTGCCGGTGGCGATGAGCTCGTAGTCCGAGTGGTTCGCGTACTGTCCCGCGTCGGTGGTGGGCAGCCACGGCGCATCATGGTCGAGGATGAACGTCGGCGGCAGCTCGCAGCCTTCGAGGTACACCCTGTCCTTGACGCCGGAACCGCAGTTCACCAACGGGAACGCGGCGAGTCGGTAATCCGAGTTCGACCCGTTGTTCGGCGTCGAGGTGTTGAGAATTCGACACCGCTGGAGACGGTTGACGTTGGGCCGAGTGAACGCGGTGTTGTTGTGCACGCTCCATGCCGCGCCGGGAGCCGCGAAGGTGCAGTCGATGAACACTGCCTCGAGACCCGATGCGGCCCCGTACCCGTATGCGAACGTCGACGCCCACGGCGAGCCTGCGGGCAGGGAGTTCGCGGCGCGGTAGTCGATGACCGCCTGGTTGCCGTAGTGCTCGATATGGCAGTTCTCGAACACGTGCCGCTCGTCGGCGTTGTTGCCGGCCTGCTCGTCGTGGATCGGGTATCGCATGTTCTTTGCCGTGATGCGGAAGTTCCGTACAGTCGCCGTCTTCTTCACCCAGAACGTCGAGGTGCCAGCCATCTGTGCATCGGTCGCACTGGCGGGCAGCTCCCCCTTGAGCCAGCACCGATCCTTGTCGGTGCCTTCGAGGGTGACGTACGGCGGCACCGTCCACTCGGTTTCGGTGTAGGTACCAGGGAACACGGTCACGATGTACTGCTTGAGCGGTCCCGAGTCGGTGATGGTGTCGCACGCCAGCTTCGGCGACGCGAACTCACCTGGCCCCGGCGACGGCCGCACCGTCAGGCGTACCGTCTGCATCACCGGGGCATAAGTGGCATTCAGGTTCGTTTGCCCGAGGTGCGCGGGCAGGTGCTTTTCCTTGAGCCGACCATCGGGTCCCGGGTTGGGCCAGCGCGGCTGAGAGGGGGATGTCACGTGGCCTCCTAGGCGAACGTCAGATAGTCGGGGTCGGCCGGATCCGGGGCGATGCCACCGCCGGAGGCGACCAGATAGTCAGGGTCGGCGGGGTCGACGGCGATCGATCCGCCGCCGCCGGAAGCCGGCGGATCGGTCCACACGACACCGGTGCCGGACTTGGCGAGGACCTGCCCGTCGGTGCCACCGTCAGGCATCGTCACGGCAGCTGCGATCTTGGCGCGCAGCTCTGGTTTCAGTTTCTGCAGATCGACGGACCCGTCGAGCAGAGTCCCACCGAACCCCAGTTCCATCAGCCGAGACACCAGCTGACCGACCGTCGATATCGGATCAGGTGCAGTCATGAACGCCTCCTAGGCGAGGTCGTAAGCTTCGATCCGGTCGATAGCGAACCCGAATCCGTTGTTGAAAGGCTGTGTTCCGAAACCGAATCCGCGATGGCCTGCGTCGACCGGAGCGATCATCCCGCTGTCTGTCCACTGCGCGACCTGCACGCCAGCCCGGAACGCGGTGTACACATTGCCGTCGCAGCGCAACTCCGCAGTCTGTCCAGAGGTCCACCCACCAGAGATCGGCACACGACTGGTGAAGGTCCCCGATGCGGACCGGGTGTAGATCCCGGAGGCCAGGGCCGCGCCGGCAGCAACGAGCAGCACGATGTCGCCGTTCTGCACACCTGTGCCCGTACACCGACCGGACAAGTAGAAGTAGGTCTCTGCCGAGCGGTTCGTACCGACCGGAGTTTTCACAGTGGCGAGCACACCGTAGCGGTCCGTGTTCAGTTTCTTCGCGTACTCGGTGAGCTGGGGGACGTTCCCGGAACTGGTGGAGTTCTGGGCAGCGTTGGAGTTGATCGTAGGCTGGGGGGAACCGAGCCAGTCCGCACCGAGTGCGCCGTTGGGCCGGTTGAACTCGTCGACATACCGTGCGCCGGCCTGGAAGACCTGCACCCAGCCACCACCCGACCACATCCAGCCTTCGCCGATCGGGGTGGAGCCGTACTGCACTTCGCTGATCGGGACCGAGCCGTATTGCATTGCCTCACGTCCTCGGCTTGAGATACAGCACGCCTTCGACTCCCGTTGCAGGCAGATCCGCAACCAACTGGATACGGTTGCCTGCCATCGCTGTCGATGCGGTGGTCCCGATCTGCAGGCTCGAAGTTCCTGCGTCGATTGCCGAACGGGCTGCCGCCTTGTCCGCAGCCTTCGCCAGGCTCGCCCCGACCGACGACATGTCGGTGACATCCGCAGTTGACAAGGTCACCGCGCCGGTTCGGCCGGCCACCGACGACACCGGTGATGCTGGATATGTGCGTTCACGCCAATTCGTGAGAATCGTCGACGGTTCGGCGATCAACTGCCAATCCGTGCCGCGGTCGGTGCGGGTGCACCAATCGCCGCGCTGCCCCGACAGGGCGAGCATCGCCGACTGGGATGCGACCGTGCCGAGGAAATCGGTGAGCGCGATTGCCGGGATCTGAGCTTGGGGAATCACCCCGTCGACAAGATCGGCCTTGGTTTGCAACGCTGGCACGGTCGGAGCGTCAGCTGTGCCACCGAGGTCCCCGGCAAGCTGGATCTTGCCTTTGCCCGAGGATGTGGCATCCGGGACACCGGTTGCGGCAGTATCCGCGGCCTGCTGCGCCGAAACCGCGGCAGCGGCTGCCGAATCGGCCGCGTCCTCTGCTTTGTCTGTTGAGATCGTTGCCGCGGCACCGGCGATCGCTGCCATCGAGATAGCTTCGTTCCGGGCAGCCTGGGCGGCGGCGACCACCGGTTCTGGGTACTCGGTGGTCGCGTCGAGTAGGGAGGCAAGCTGGACGGGCGTTTCCGAGTCAGGGATCGTGATCGTAAACGATCCGCCACCACCACCAGAAATATGCAACACGGCAGGACCGGGTTCGAGATCGTCGGTGGTGAGCTGCCCGTACTCTGCGGTGTAGCGCCGTTCCCGGACTGTGACGATTCCACCATCGGTGGCTCCACGCACCTTGGGGATTTCGAAGGTGAACGTCGTTCGGTCATCGGCGTCGGCGATGTCCTTGACCTTCGCGGTCAGCACTGTCATAGTCCGCCTCCGATCAGCACGAATGTCCAGAGCCACCACCATGCAATCCACAGCATGTAGGTCTCCTATCCGAGGTCCCCGCCGTCGGGTACCTCATCGGCGTAGTTGATGTGCGTGGAGTCACGCGACCAGCGAGTGGCGCTCAGGGACGAATATTTCGTTCCTCCAAGGACTTTGCACATTGTTGCGTTGAGCGTCCCGGTGTAGATCGGCGAGTAGCGGATCGACATTCGCACGTGCACCCAATGATCGGGCGCGGCCGGGTCGCCTTCGTCCGGCATGTCTTCGACGACGAATGTCTTGGAGAACGCGCCGGATCGTGGAGCGTTCTGGTAGCCGAGACCCTGCGCGTTGAGTTGGAGGTCGGAGACCATGTCGAACTGCTGCGCTGAGATCAGATCACCGTTCGCGTCGAGGACTTCGAACATGACTTTCGGGAAGATCGGCGAGTACGTGTACAGCGGCACCAGCACACCCATGCCCGGTGAGCCACCAGACCAGAACCAAGTCACGCCCATCGAGTAGCCGGTGATCGCGAACTGGGCGTCGACGCGCCACAACCCGCCCCGCTTGAGCGTCAGGTAACCGACACCTGTACTCGGGGCTGTGACAGAGACGCCCTTCACCGGGCCGAGCTGGGTATCGAACGGGATCGCGCACCACGTCGAGTCGGGCAGGTCCCAGTTGTACGCCATCACCGCGGTGCCGTATCCGGAGACGTCGGCGAGCAACTCGAGGCGGGACTTCAAACCGTTCTGCCCGTCCATCAGATCTGCTCGCGTCGCGTTCTGCTGCTGCAGATGAAGCGCATACTTCGCCACCGCTTCGAGCATGTTCGCGCGGGCAGCGCCGGTCGTGGCTTCCATGACCGACGCTTCGTCCATGCCCTGCCCGAAACTCGATGCGAGTTGCCACGCTCCATCCGGGGCAGATCCTCCTGGGGTGGTCATCCGAGTTCCCCTCCATCGGCCGGCTCGGGGATGTCGACGTTGTTCGAGGTATTCGTCGACCACTTGTTCACGGACAATGCGCTGCGCAGCGTTCCACCGAAGACTCTCAGTCGTGCGGTGCGGTTGTGCTGGATGCGGGCCTTGACCACGTAGTCGTCGTCGGTAGGAACCACGAACGTTTTCGAGAACGCCGCGGACTCCGAACCCGACGGGGTGAGCACGATATCGAATCGGGTTTCGGAGTACACGGCGCCGGTCGCCACCGACAGCACGGTGATGTACACCTGCGCGGCAAAGTTGCTCGAAGTCATCTTGTCGCAGGTGACAATCGTGTCCGCCCGCCACAGTCCCCGCGTCTGCAGCCGGATCCCACCCTCGTATGGGACAGCGCCGACGTTGGGGCCGAGCTGCGTATCGAACGGCAGCGCGAGCAACTGGTCTTGTGCGACAAGCCAGTTCGCGGACATGAAGGTGTTGCAGTATCCGTACACGCCTTCGAGAAGATCGAGGCGTTCTTTGAACTGGTCCTGCTCATCGATGAGCGCCTGGAGATCGCCGCGTACCAGCGCCCATTCTCCGTCGGCCTGTTCGAGGTTCCCGCGCGCACCACCGGTGGCCAGGGCGAGGGCTTCGTCCTCGGTCATGCCCTGACCGAACCCGGATGCGAACTGCCACGCGCCGTCCGGCGCGGATCCGTGTGGTGTTGTCACGAATCCACCTCCTTCTGGTCAGTCGAGGTCGGTCGGCCGCGGGGGTGGTGTCCCACCGAGGTCGATCACCGATCGGGTGAGGCGCGCGATGTAGGCGCGACCGGCGAGGACCCACCGGTCGAGGCGGGTGATCTGGCGGTCGCGGGCATCGAGCTGTTCCTGCAGGGTCGCGACGCGCCCCTCGTGCCACTTGATGTCCGCGTCGTGCCGTGCGCGGAGCTCGTCGAGTTCCGTCTTGTGCTGGTTGCGGGCGCGGTCGAGGTCCGCGGCGCGGGCCTGGCGTTCTCGTTCGAGGTCGGCTTTCGCTTCGTCGAGCTTGCGTTGGACGATGGCGGCGTCGTCGATCCGCACTTTCGAGCGGGTGACGAGGATGCCGGCAACGGTGCCGCCGATGGCGGTGATGAGGCTGCTCAGGGCAGCGATCAAACTCGGGTCCACGCTCACCTCAATCCTCGTTCGGCACAGCCGCGGCCGATGCACATGTGGGTCAGGGCTATGTATCCGGCGAGGGTGCCGGTGATGACCGGCACGGGTGGTTCGGTCATGACGGCGGAGAACAACACGCAGCAGGCGTAGAAGGTGTAGGCGAACACCGCCGCGAGATGTGCGGTGACGAACCCGGTGCGGCGCCATGCAGCAGCGAGCAACATGAGTCCGGAGACGACGAACAACACCGTCCACCACGGTCCGAGTCCCTCGATCCAGACGACGGCGGAGACCTGCCCGGGTTGCAGGGGCCGGCGAACGAGCTGTTCAGGCATCACGTACAGCACGCCGAGGGTGCAGGACATCATTCCGGTCGCGCCGGCGGTCAGTCGTGCGCCCAGCATCAGCTGCCCTTCGGGGGCTGAACGAACCGCTGCACATAGGCGACGACCGTAGTCATCGCCGCGACCCCCGCCGCGGTCGCCGCGGTCTTCCACGAGTCCCAGGTGAGTAGGTCGAAGCCGGGAGCGGAGAGCGCTGCGGTGAAGGCGGTGCCGACGGCCAGCACCAGCGTGACGAGCGCGCCCTGTAGGAAGGTGCGCCAGGCGCGTTCCTTGGCGTCGGCTTTCGGGTCGATGGACATCAGCTCCCCCTCGACCGAGACCGACAAGGTTTGGTTCTGCTCGGCCGCACGGACAGCGGCGCGGATCGCGATCTGGGGGATCTCGGCGACCGCGGCGTCGATGCGTTCTCGTGCTTCGGTTTCGATGAGAGTGCGGACGTCGTGGACGACGGTCTGCACCTTCTTCTCGAGTTCCGGTCCGACCTTGTCGACGACCTCGCGGGTGATGATGTCGATGACGTTGTCGCTCACAGCTTCTCCAAGAGGGTCTCGAACTCGGACTTGTTGTTGACGTCGACGTAGAGCAGCTCGGCGATACGGACACCGGCGGCGCGGCAGACGGTGACCTCGGCCAATCGGCCACTCCATCTCTCGCCGTCGGTGTCGATGGTGATGTGAGCGCCGTAGCCGGATCCGTCGAACGAGGCCTCGACGATCTTCTGCGCCAGCTCGTCGACGATCGGCAACGCGAGACGCACGACCGTGCGTTCGCGGCGGTACTCGATGTCGAGGTCGCGGGCTTCGAGGAACGCGAAGTCGTGGTCCCAGATGCGGACTGTGCGCGCGGTGGTGAGGGTCTCGGGCATGGTCAGTTCTCCTCGGTGCTGATGGCGTCGAAGCCGGGGCGTTCGTGGGTGCCGACCGAGCCGTCCGCCGACCACGTGATCCGGCCGTGCTCGAAGTTCTGGTAGCGGACGGTGCCGGTATCGTCGGCCCAGATCTCGTCGGAGATCGGCCACCCGAAGCGTCCGTTCTCGAATCCGGCGCGGTTCCAGTAGGCGCGGATCATGCCGGTGACGGCGTACCCGGACTGGCCGTAGCGGCGGTAGATCGCCCCGCCCTGGAAGCCCTGCACATCACCCCACGGCTCGCCGGTGGTGGGGTTGGTGAGCACGGTGTGCCGGCCGATCGGGAACCCGAGATAGGACTGCTCCCACCGCAACTGCTCGTACTTCTCGAAGATGGCCTTCGGGATGGCGAACGCACCGGTCGTGGGATGCCAGTAGATCGAGCCGTTCTCGAAGTGGGCGTACTTGCCGACGTCGATCGCATCGCCCTCACCGTCGGTGATGCGGGCACCGATCCATTCGGCGGCCGACTTCGCTTCGGCGTCGATGGCGTTCACCGCCGGCACCGGGGCCGGGGTGGCGGCGCCGCTGCCGTGCACCCAGTAGCGGACGCGGTCGGCGAAGACGTCCCAGGGGAAGTTCGCTCCGACATCGGTGTGGTCTCCGATCGACAGTCCGTAGGTGATGCCGGAGTGATCGCAGATCCCTTCGATGCGCCGGCGGATCTTGTCGTAGTCGCGACCGTGCACGTTGAGATCGATGCCGTACTGGATGCAGTCGCGGACGGCGACCTGGGCGGCGAGGTCGATGGCGTTGCCGAACTTGCCGATCCACTCTTCGCGGGACATGGCGGCGCGGGATCCGGCGAAGCACAAGTTCAGGGTGTAGGGGTTGGCATCGAGCACCGACCATGCGGCACGGTCGGTGTTGACCGAGCCGATCAGCGTCGCATTGTCGACGGTGTAGTGGTACGACACCTGCGCGCGTTTGAAGTAGTTGTGCAGTCCTTCGGCGTTGCCGCCGCCTTCCTGCGTGTGCAGGACGAACAGCCACGGCCTGGCGCCGTGGCGGCTGCTGTGACTGGCGTGCGTGCCGGTCAGGTCGATTTCGTTCATGGTGTACGCGGGCACGATGGGGTCCTTCTTGGTGGGCGCAGGAGAAGATGCTGCGGGTGCGACGGGATCGGTGGCGCCGGCCAGCCATGCGAGGGGGTCGCGGTCCTTGCCGCCGATGCGGCCGGGCGGGGTCCACACTTCGAAGTGCAGGTGCGGTCCGGTCGATGTGCCTTCGGAGCCGACGCGGGCGATGAGCTGGCCGGCCTTCACGTGCTGGCCGCCGCGGACGTAGATGTCGGCGTGCCGCATGTGCCCGAAAATCAGGTCGACCTTGTGTTCGTCCTGGGCGTCGCCCCAGATCCAGTTCCCGAAGCCGTCGACGGTGCCGGGTTTGCGGTCGGCGCCTTCGATGATGAGCATGTCGACCGGCGCGTAGATCGGTGTGCCGAGCGGTGCTTCGAAGTCGACGCCGCGGTGGTCGGGGCGTTGCGGACTGCGGTACATCGACCCCGGCACGTAGCTGCCGCGTGCGAGCGGCTTGACCTTCTTCGGCATCACAGTCCCTTCCACAGCGGGTTGCGCAGGATCTGCTGGCGTTTCTTGCCGGTCATCTCCGCGGCGAGGACTCGCCGGCGTTCGGTGTCGTCGACGCCCATGAGGTAGCCGTTGACCATCGACGGGGAGTAGTCGCTCGGGTTGAACACCGGGCGGGCTTTGCCGACGGTCGCCTTATCCGGCTGTGGCTCTTGCCGTTTGATCACACCGGTGTGGTAGAGCTGCTCGGCGACCACCGCCTGCTCATGGGGCGTGTGGCGCTCCATGTCCGGGATCATCACGGGTTCGGGATCTTCGGCGTTCATATCCACCCACACCCCGGTGTTGAGGTAGTGCTGCTGACCGCGGTGCGGTGGCCGGTAGCGCTTGCGCTGCTCGGGTAGCTGGTCGACGTGGATGAACCCGTCCTCGTTGGCGAGGGCGCGGATCTGGTCGACGTGCCGGTAGCCGGCATCGTTGACCCGCTGGGACCAGTCGGGTAGCAGTCGGACGTCGGGGGTGTAGGGCTGGTTCTCGGCGAACGGCAGATCCACGAACAGCCACTGGTGGGCTGTTCGTGGATCGGACTGGTCGCACGTGGATTGCAGCGGTAGCCGCATCGCTGGTGTCCTTTTTTCGAATCGGTCGGCGTCACAAGACGCCGAGGTCCTGCAGCATTCCGAAGAAGTCCTGCAGCATCTGGAAGGCCTTCATGACCGGGTCCTGCGGCTCGCGCTGCCCGATCTGCAAGTTCCACACCGGAGCGGTGGCGCGGTCCCACGACAGGGTCAGCTCGGAGATCTGCTCGACGAAGATCCGGCCGGGCTTCATGCCGAGGACGGTGAAGCCCACGCGGGAGCCGAGGAAGCAGTGGCCGAGGCCGTTCTGGCCGATGCGCCACGGTGCGCCGTCGACGACGGTGATGGTGCAGCGGGTTTGCTCCCGCGTGGCCCACATGGCGGCGCGCATCGCGAGCAGCCACGACAGGGTGTAGGCGCGGTCGCTGCCCTCCGCCCACCGTTCGTGGTAGTGCGACCACCCCAACCGTTGCGCCCTGGCCGGACTCTTCCACTTACCGAAGGCGAGCAACACATCGGTGTAGAGCGGTTTGAGCACCGCGTCGATGGCCGGGCCGATCTGGGACTGGCCGATCAGTGAGCCGAGGAACCCGGTGATGCCGATGATGGCCGCGGATATGCCCTCGTTGACGCCGGGCATCGAGTGCCCGCCTCCGACCACGCCGACGTCCTGCGCCGGCCGGTAGGAGAACATCGACGTCTGGATGCCGGTGTGCTCGCCGTCGCGCCAGATCACACCGGGCCGTGACGGATCGGTGCCCCGTACACCGGGTGTGGTGTACAGCTCGGGGACGTTCGGATCCGAGACGGTTTCGACGGTCTCGGTCAGGCCGTCTCCCCCGATGTTGACGAACTCGTGGGCGAGTCCTTCGAAGAGGTTGCCGCCGAACGATGTTCCGGTGTTGAACGCCGAGTTGTCGACGAGGTCCCACACGAGGCAGCCGTGCTTGATGTTGGCGCCGGGCCACGGTGGTGGATCACCGTCGAGGTAGCGGCGTGGTTCCCAGGTGAGTTGGGCGTCCTCGACGATGCGGCGGGAGGCTTCGTGCATCGTCTTGAACCGGCCGTACACGATGCCACCGACAGAACGGTCGGGGGTCAGATCCGGTTTGACGACCATGCCCCAGGTGGACTGGTCGAAGTTGAACCACTGCGCCGGATCCATCGGGTCGTCCGGAAGCATCCACAGCGACGACTCGAGACGCATCAGGTTGCACAACAGCGTGGTCTTCAGCGCCCACCGGACGTGGTTGGAGAAGCAAACCCACAGGCGCGGGAACTGGATCTCGGCCGGCAGGAACGGGTTCGACCACACGAGGATGTGCTTGAGATGCTCGTAGTCGTGCTTGAAGATCACCCGCACGTAGCGGACGCCGCGTTCGTCCTTATGGATCTGCAGCTCGTCCATGAGCCCGGACCAGCGGGCACCGTCCTTGTCGACGGTCAGGTGCACGTTCGTGGTGTCACGTTCGTCGACGTCGACGAGCCACTCGGACAGGTAGTAGTCCAAGGGCATCTCGATCGACGCCGTGCCGGTCTCGTTGTTGAGCCACTGGACGCTGACGGAGTTCTCGTGTTTGCAGACGCCGCGCAGATTCCAGTCGCCGTCCCACAGGCGGACCACCGGTGGGGCGAGACGTTGTTCGGCCTCGTCCTTGAGCTGTTGGACGAGGCCTTCGAACTCGGTATCGAAATCGATTGTTGGGACTGTGGTCATCGGCGTTGCCCCCATGGACGCGGCCACGGCCGCGGACATTCCACCCGCACCCCGACACCGGCCGGCGCTCCCGTCACCTCGACGGGGATCTCGACCGGATCGAGCCTCGGGCGGAGCGGATACAGAAACGTCTTGCCGTCCATACGCATGTAGAACTGCGTGTCGAGTGTCGAACGCGCCTGCTCACGCTTGGCGTTCTCGTCGGTCTCGATATCGACATGCTCGTTGCCGAGCATCTCCGGCATATGGATCACCCGGTCGGCGTCCTCGACCGCACGCCGGTGGATCTTGTTGCCCCACGAGAAATCCGCGATCGTCCATTTCGTGCCCGGTGTCGGCCCGGCCTGAAGCCGCCATTTGACCCAGATCGGATAGGGCGTCGGGTTCGACACCGTCACCGTCCCGCGGGCGACCTTGGGTTGACCGTTCGAATCGAGACCGGTGGTGTCGACCTCAGAGGTCCACTTGTCGAACACCGACGGTTCCCACCACCACGGGTCACCGGACACCCCGGGTGTTTCGATCTCGGCTTCCTGCTCACCGTGCGGGTCGACCGACAGGTCGACACGCATGTGCTCGAGCTGCCTGATCAGAAGATGCCGACGCGAATCGGGGGTGGTCACCCACAGTTTCGTGTCCGCCAATGGGGACCACAGTTCCGCCCACCGTTCGTCGACGGCCATCCAGGCCCGGCTCGACGTCGCATGGGCGAGAACCTTGATCAGCGGCGTGCGCCGTTCGATGCGCATGCCGTTGTAGGTGGCGCCCCCCTCGAAGGCGTGCTGCGTGTAGATCGTCGAGAACGGAATGTCGTAGACGTCTTGCAGCCCGCCTTCGAGGAGTTCGAACCCTTCTCGGCCCTGGCCGGGGCCGGAGATGGTGACCAGGTCACCGTTGCATCCCTCGATTTCGACGAGGGTCTCGCTGCGCCGTAGCGCCACAGTCACCTCCTGATGTACGTACGCGAGTACTGATCGACTCGGTCGCGTTCGCGACGGTGGGCCTCGGCCTGCTCGTAGCCGTAGTACTGGGAGGTGTGCTGAATCGGTGGGCGTTCCACCAACTGCCGCAGCTGCCCCGCGATCTCGGACAACTGCCCTGCTCCGGCACCACCACTGGCGCCGGTGCGTTCCGTGCGCAGCACCGCCAGCTCTTCCATGTCCCGGTCGTAGCGACGTCGGTCGGCTGCGGTCTGCACCCACTCGGTTTCACCCGACAGGTTCAGTGCCGCCATCCCATGCGGGACAGGACCACCGACATCACGCAGGACCGCCGGCACCTTCAGCGACTCGACGAGCGTCTTGAGCCAGTCCTCACGTGCGCGCCCGTCCCGGCCGATGTCCGCATCGGAACTGCGCACATCAACCGAGGGGGGCGGGGCCGCGGCCGGCCCTTGCTGGGCCTGCTTCGTCAGCGCTTCCACACCGAGACCGATGGCGGTCCCGATGGCACCCGACCCGCCGTTGGTCAGTCCGATCGTGCCGAAGGCATCCTCGAGTTGGCCTTGCACCGCAGCCTTGGCAGCGTTGCCGAACAGCTCCGCGATGGACGATCCGCTGATTCCCTCGCCGCCCTGCTTGCCCTCCTCGAGAGCGTTGAGCGCCTTCTGCAGGTCTCGATCCGCGGCATCGCGTTCACGCTGCGTCGAGCGCGGATCGGCGTACACCGCGTTGCGGTCCAACCGTGCCTGCTCGACCGCATCCTCGAGGTCAGCGAGACGCAACTGCTCGTCAGTCATCCGGCCCGTGAGGGCCGGCGCCTCCGGTGCGAACGCGAGACGTTGTTCCTGCTGCTCCTCAGCGAGCGCGTTGATCGCTCTTTGCAGCTTGTCGTCCGCCTCGTCACGTTCCCATGGCGCCGCTTCGGGATCCGCGTAGATCTCGTCGCGGTCCCACTTCGCCTCGTCCACCGCGCGTTCGAGATCCCGCAGCCGAAGTTCCTCATCGGTGTACGACGTCGTGAGCTCAGGCGCCGGCGGGATCGCCATCCCGCCCTGCTCCGCAGTGCTCTTCTGCTCCTCGAGCTTGCGGACCTTCTCCTCCGCCTGCAGGACCTTGTTCCTCGCCTGGTCCTTGTCGGCCTGCGACTTCTTCGGATCGTTCAGCGCCTTGTCGCGGTCTTCTATCGCTTGCACCACTGCGATCCGAGCCGAGTCCAGCTTCAACTCATCCTCGGTGTCCCAGGTCTCCGTGCTCCGCGCCCGCCGCGACCGACCACGGCTATCGGTGCTTCCATCCGAGGACGTCAGCCGCGGTTCACCGACCGGTTCCGAGACTGCCCAATGGACGTGGTCACGGTGATCAGCCATCGTGTCCGCGCCGTAGAAACCGAGACCATCACCGACGAAGCCTTGCCCTTGACCGATGTTCCGGTCGAACGGCTGATGGATCAGCTGCAAGGTGATGCCGGCGTAGTTGTCAGCGATCCACGCCGCCAGGGACCGCATCGTCGGGGTCGAGTCGAACCCGTCGGAAAAGTCCGCCGCCATGTTCTTCGAGTGGTAACCATTGTCGGTGTACCTCTCCCCCGACGTGAACTCCATGCCCGGGAACTTTTTCTGCACGGCGTTAACCATCGACATAACAAGCGGTCCACCCGTGGCAAAAGCGGGAAGCGCCGCCAGTCGTGGATCGTCTCGGTTAATCGCATCGATTAACGGCCCGTACTTTTCTGAACTGCGGGAATTTACGATCCATTCGCCTCCGTCGACCATGGCGATCGGGAGGCCAGCCGACGTGACGGCGTAGATGCCATCGGTCCGTTCGGTGCCCGGGCCTGTAGTCGGCATCCGGCCGCCGTCCGCGAAGGCTGGCAGCCTTCCGCCAGCAGCGTTGCCAGGGAATCGTCGACGGAACTCCTCCTCGCTCATACCGTTTGTGGCGGCCACGAACGCCTGAGCCGACCCTGCACCGTAGGTCTCTACCGCAACCTTGATCCGGGCGGAGCGGTCTTTCGCGGCCTGATCGATCGCATCGGAGACCACTTGGGCCTCGCGAAGGGCTTGAGCGATCAGAAGAATGACCTCCGAATCGACATTCTTCTCGTCGATTTTCGTCAGTTCCGCGAGGGTGACGTCACGACCAGCAAGAAAGTCGTCGATCACTGCACCGATAGCAGGATCGGTTTGCGACTCCCGAATCTCCCGAAGTTTGGCGAGGACATCCTCGTTCTTGATTTGGAATGCTGTTGCATCCGCGTCGATCTGAGGTACCGCTTCTACTCCACCGACTTCGAGCAGTTTGTCGAGAACCGCGTCGAGGCCGGCCTGTGCCAGACCTGTTTCGGCTTCGATCCGGAAGGTGGTCACCCCGTTCTTCGTGATCTCTTCGACCTTGAAGTTCAGTTCGTCGAGCCGCGCCCGGGCATCGTCGGTGAGCGACTGCAACTCGATGACCTTCGGTTGTCCCGGCGCTAGCGAGTCGAGCGCTGTTTTGACGACGCCGAGTTCAGCCGTCACTCCGTCGGCACCGGCAAGCTTCGCCGAGATTTGGAAGGCGCCCTCGTTGTAACCCAGCATCTGGGCGCCGCGGATGATCTCGTCAACCGAGGTACCTGCGGCGGCTGCGAGTTGCTCGAACTGAGTCCTGTTCTGCTCCAGGGTCGCACCCATGTCACCACCACCGGCTGCGACATCAGCAGTGGCGTTGCGGATGGTCATGAGCCGGTCGAACAGCCTTGCCCCGTTTTCGGTAGCAGTGTTGATCGAGCCGTCCTGGTTGACGAGTTCCTCGCCCCAGCCCTGGGTCTTGTTCCACACCTCCTGCGTCGCTTCAGCGGTGTCCCGGACCACTGCGTTGTACGCGGCGGTGGCTTCCTGCAGATCCGGTGGCACGCCGGCAAGGGCGTCGAGTGCACGCTTGAGTGCACTGGATTTGTCGTCAGCGTTGGCCGCTTCATCGGCCAGCAGCGCGAAGGCTTCTGCCAGCTCATGGGTACCGGGTGTTACGCGTTGCGAGGCTTCTTGCTGATCAAGAAGCGCCTTCCGCAGTTCGCCGAGCTTGTCAGCGGCGAGCTGGCCGCCTTCTCCTGAGTCGATCAGGGCTTGGCGGAAGGTACCCCACTCGGCCTGCGAACCACCCACGCGCTGGGCGATCTGCTCGTTCGACATCCCCAGGCTCTCAAGTGCCTCCTGGGCTTGCCGGTTGGCCAGTGCAACCCGATCCATCTCGAAGGAGATATCGTCACCGGCTCCGCGCCAGAACAGCGCCACATCCCCAAGGACGTCAGAGGCGACGTTGTTCCACTTGGCGTCGTTCTGCGCCGCGGCGGAAAACGCATCGGACACAGCGTTGATCTGTGTGGTGAGCTGTCCGAACACGGTGTCGTCAATCGCGCCCTTATTGGACACCAGGGTGCTGAATGTGTCCGACTGAGATTCCGCAACCGTGCGGAGCGCTTCGTCGTATTGCTCAGACAGTTGTTTGGCCTGCTGGATATTCGATACGAGCGATGTCACTGCGAGACTTGCCGCAGCAAGACCGACCATCCATGGGCCACCGAGGGCGGAGATGACACCACCGGCGGCGGATTTCAGTCCGGACAGGCCGGCTGCTGCGACACCGCCGACCTGCCCTCCGAAGGTTGCGACAGAGGCACTGGCGTTTCGCAGGACACCGGACAGACCACCTGTTGCTGTGGCCACGTCCCGTTGCCGGGTTGCGAACTCCTCCGACCTGCGGGTGACATTGCGGTACGAGTCACCCATACGCGCGACGGCCGGTGAACGTGCTTCCAAAGTTGACCAGGCAGCAACGACATCTGAGATCGACTCTTCGTTCTCCTCAAGCAGACCGTTGATCTGGTCGAGGGACCCTTCGAATGTGTCCGCGTCAATGTCCGGATCTGCTTGCTCGAGCATGTTCTCGGCAAGTTGGCTGCGTACCTCGTCCATTTGGGAGAGGAACTCGTCGAGTCCGCCGCGAGCGTTGTCGACCCATCCGCCGATCTTGTCGTCGAAGCCGGTGGCCTTGATCGCAGCGAACCCCGCCACAACTGCCTGCATCGGCGCAGGCAGGTCCATGAAGGCGCCGACGAGATCGCCGGCGATCTCCGCTACCGGCTGCAGGCTCGAACCCACCGACATTGCTGTGTCGGCAACACTGGTCAACCCGGACACCAGCCCCGGCGTGGCATTGGTGATGAACTCACCGGCTTTGGTGGCAAAGCCTTCGAGTGGCCCGTCGACCAGGTCGTACACCTCGAGCGCAAGACCTTCGGCAGCGTTCTGCACGCTGGCGAGGGCGCCCGGCAAACCCTGCGTCTTGGCTGCGGCGACATCCGCAGCAGCGCCCTGACGCTCGATCGCCGACCGCATCGAGTCCCAGCCGCTCACACCTTGCTCAGCGGCGACACCGGCGAGGCGCATCGCGTCCGACCCGAACAGGGTCGCCGTCGCTGCCTGATACATCTCCGGCGTCATGGACGCCGACGCTTCCTGTAGCTGTCCGAACAGTTCGCGGAAGCCGACGAACTCACCGGACGCGTTGTAGATGGTCAGGCCGAGGTCTTCGATCGCGCCCTGGGCGGGATTGGACTGGTCAGTGAGCGCGAGCAGCGCGGACTTGAGCAGAGTGCCGGCGTCTGACCCCTGGATGCCGGCGTTGGCGAGCATGCCGAGCCCGGCGACGGTGTCCTCGAGTGACACTCCGAACTGATTCGCCACGGCGCCGGCCTGCTGCAGACCCGACGCGACGTCGGTGATCTCCGCCGATGACGCATTCGCGCCGTTGGCGAGAACGTCTGCTGCCTTGGCGGCGTAGTCCGCGTCGAGACCGAATGCCTGCAGCGCCTGGGACTGGATGGTCGCGGCTGTCGCTGCGTCGATCTGTGCCGCGGCGGCGAGCTGGAGGGTACCGCGGGCCGCCGACATCGACTGCTCGACCGTGAACCCACCTTTGGCGAGTTCCGTCATCGCTGCAGCAGCATCGACGGCCGAGGTGTCGGCGAGGGCGTTGTCGTTGCCCAGGCCCATCGCGGCGTTCTTGACTGCCTCGAGTTGCTCGGCGGTGGCGCTGGACACGGCCTGCAAGGTGTTCAGCTCGGTGGTGAAGCTGTTGCCGATGTCCATCACGGCTTTGGCGGCGGTTCCGGCACCGATCGCCAGACCGAGAGCACTACCGATCTTGCTGGCGATGCCGAGAGCGCCCTTGGCGCCGGATTCGAGGCGCGCCGGGAAATCCCGTAGATCGGGGGCGACCTCGATGTCGATGCGTCCTCCGGGCACAGGTCACCTCCTGTTGAGTTGTGTTTTCTCCGAGTCGGTTACCGTGCGCGGTCGCGGGCGTCGAGGATTTGTAGCAGTTCTCGAACCGAGCCAGCTTTGATGTCGCCACCGCTTCCGATCCGCACCGGAGCGTTCGCAGTCGAATATTCGGCTAGCGCGGTGTCGTACTGGCTGCGGCGCAGTTCAGCGAGGTCCGGGGGTCGCATCGCCACGGGTGGCAGCAGCGGCGCCGGCGGTGGTTTGATGCCGAGCCGTTTGCGTCGTAGCCGCTCTTCTCTGACCTCACGGTCGTTGGGGTCGGTGATCCACGAGGTGTACTCGGAGTTGAGCCAGTAGTTCTCGCGGTCGACGAGCATCGCGAGGTTCTCGCTGTCGCGTGTTGCTTGGGCGTCGAGTTCGGCGGCTCTGCGGATCAGTTGTCCGCAGTCTCGCCAGTCGAGGTTGCGGAGGGCTTGTCGGAGATCGAGGCCATACCATCGGCGTAGGCCTGTGAGCGCACCGCGCCAGCCATCCTCGCGGACAAGGGAGGCGAGAGCGGCCGCAATTCCCCCTCGGACAGCCCCGACAGAGCGATCACCTTGTTCAGCAGCCGAGCCACCACCTCCGGCGGCAGATGCTTGGTTGCCTCCCACAAGGCTTCACCTGCGCCGTCGGTGATGACGTCGATCGCTTCGCGGACGTGGTTCTTGGCGAGGTGGCCGTGGAACGTTGCGGCTTCCTCACCGGTGAACGTGCGCCGGACGTCGGCTTCGACGCCGAACAGCACGATCGGTTGGGGTTCGCCGCCGTCGACGGCGAGTTCGGCGAGGATGTCGAACCGTTCGACGGCAGGCTCGGCCGGCGGGTTGGGTTCGGAGGGAGGCGCCGCGGCGGCTGCCTTGGCGCGACTGGATGGTTTACGAGTTGAGGTGCCGGGCATCAGGTCGTGCTCCTATCAGGAAGCGAGGGGGTTGAAGGACGTGTAGCGGTAGATCGGCGACAGACCCATCAGCTCGAACTCGAAGCCGTCGAGGTTCTCACCACCGAAGGTGCGCGGCGGCGGGGTCACGAGCGTGACCGCTTCGGAGTGGAAGAACGCCTCGCCGGTCTCGTCAACGACACGGAAGAAGATCGAGAAGTCCTCGTCCGCGCCGGGCTCCCACCGCCAGATCCCCGATCCCGACGTGGTTTCGACGATGCTGCCGCCGGTCAGTGCGGTCAGGACGGTGGCCTTGCTGTAGTCCGTGGCGCGGAACTTGATGCGTTCCTCGATCGGGCCCTTGGTGACCAGGTACGGGGCGTGACGGCGGTTCCACACCTTGTGCACCTTGACGTCCTGCTGCGGGGTGATGTCGAAGCCCGCTTCGATGCCGCCGTAGCCGTCCCATGTCACCGCGGGGCTGGTGCCGCTGGTAGGGGTGTCGGACAGCGGATCGGTGGGGAAATCGGTGCCTCGCACGGCACGGAAACCGTCACCGTCGAGCCACACGTAGGCCTTTTCGGGATTGGCGATGTTACTCACGGATGTACCTCCAGAGAGAAGCTCACGGTGGCCGTGAGCGAATGGGATGTCCTACCGCGGGCGTGCCCGGCGTGGCACCCGCGGTAGGACGTGTGAGAGACGCCGTATAGGGGCGTCAGCGGACCGTCATTTTCAACTCGACGCGGATCGTCGCTCGATACAGCGGCAGATCCGCGCCGCGCTGGGTGTCGACGAACGTGATCGGCCCGTCGGTCCATTGGGCCTTCCACGTGGAATTGCGGAACGACTGCATCCGGGCACGACCGATCAGTTCACCGGCCAGCGCTGCGATGTTCCACGACAGTTCTTCCGGATCCGTAGTGCCACCGAGGATCTCGATCTTCGGGGACCACACGTCTACTTGCACCATCGGTCGGCGCAGCATCGGATCGACACCGACGTTGCCGGGTGCCCGCAGTGTGATGAACGGAGCCTCGATCACCTTGGGCAGATCGCGGGTGGTGATGTTGCCGGCCGGGACCAGCGCGAGGACCTCGTCGGATGCGAGGAGGAACTCACGGATGGCGCCGGGCGCGAACGGCATGGGCATCGGTGAGGGCCTTTCGTCAGCGCGGCCGCCAGCCGCTGTAGCGGCCGTGCCGGCGGGCCGCATCGGTCAGCGACGCGATGGCCGGAGTGTCGGACGTGCCGTATTCCTTGAACACCGCGTCCGGGTCGTCGTCGACGAGGTAGACACGGTTGTCCTCGACCACGACGCCGATTCCGTCGCGATACGCACCGGTGACCACCGGCGCCGCGGCTCGCGCCTGCTGGGCCGCCTGCTGGGCGATGTCGATGCGTTCCTGGCGGGAGATCTGCCACGCCCGCTCACGTACCCGACGAGGGAAGATGACAACGCGAGCCATCGTCAGCTCTTCGGGTCGGCCTTACGCACGGTGCGCGCCGGCTTGTCCGCGAGAGACGCCTCGGGCCCGGCCGGATCGGTGCCGACGACCCGCACGGATGCGGCCGGTTCGGACGCGGCCGGCGCCTCGGGCACCGGTTCTGCAGTCGCCTCGGGGGACTCGGTCGGTGCGGCCGTCTCGGCGTCGGTGGTCTTCTGGCGGGCGAGATGCTTCTGGTAGGCCTTCGAGTGGCGGCCTGCGTAGTTGACGCGGCCATGCTCGTCGGTGAACTTGACGACACTCGATTCGGTCTCGACGTCGGTTTCGTTCTCAGCCATGGTTTTTTCACTCCTTCATGTCGGATACGCACCGCACGTTCGCGGCGATGTAGGTCACGCGGCGGGACCCGCGGGTCTTCTTCCGCTGCCGGGGTTTGCCTTCGACCTGATAGACGACGCCGTCCTCGTCCCTGAACCGGTCCTTCGACCCCGGCATCACCGGTATCCCGGGGTCGAGGAGCAACACGTAGGACGAGACGACGTGCCCGGGCGCGAACTCGGTGTTGCCGGCGTCGACCGAGGCTGCCGACAGTTGCCGCTGCTGCAGCAGACCGGTCCACGGGATCGGCGTGGGAGAGACCGGAAACCAGTTGCCCGTCGACGGGTCCTGCACCGCCGGGTTGTCGACCAGCAGCGTCCACTTCTCCGGAAGCTTCGGCATCAGCCGATCCGGATCGTGAAGGCCCCGCTGCCGGTTGCGCCTGTCTCCGGTTCCGGGGCGAGGTCGGCGAGTTCGGACTCGGTGAAGTACACCAACTCCGGGAGGCTGTCGGCGTAGGTGGTCTGCAGTTCCGGGTACTGCTCCGAGCGCACCCGAAGCCCGACACGCAGTGCGTCGAATGCCCGGCACACCACGGTGACCAGGACGCCCCGCAGCAGGCCGGGGCGGAGGCTGCCGTCGGCGAGGCGGTCGTCGATATCACCGACGACCGCCCGCTGCTCGGGTGCCCGCAGCTTCTCCGAAGCGAACTCGATCAGCGCGTCGACCTGGCCGATCTCGACGTCTGTCAGGGTCTCCCCCAGCAGATTCGCGACGTCAGTCCTGCTGATCAGTGTCTGTACCGGCCCCGTCATCGTGCTCCTCGAGGATGATCTTCAGGATGTCGTCCTTGCGCTTGGCATCACCCAGGTCGATGTCCTTGTCGTGGGCGTACGCGATGAGCGCGGGCACCTTCCAGGACTCGGACGGCTCCCCTTCCGGGTAGGTCGGCCCCAGATCCTCGACCTCGGGCTGGTCGGCCCAGGCCTTCGGGTTGGTGATCTGCGCGATCGCCCACTTCGGGACCTCGTCGTTCGGCCCGAAGACGTGGGAGGTGCCGTCCTTGCCGTGCACGTGCACGAACGTCGCGAGGCGAGCCATCACAGCACCTTCGCAATCATCGTGGCGTTGGCGTTGCCGAGGATCGGGAGGCCGATGCCGCTGGCCTTCGTCCACCGCTGGACGGGGTCCTCGTTGATGTACGAGCCGACGACGATGCCGGGGGCCTCGCTGGCTTCGATCTCGTACTTCGGTTCGATGGCCTCGGCGGTGATGCCCCACAGGGTTTCACCGAGCTTGGCCGTTGCGCCGACGTAGAGGACGCTGTCGTCCGGGATCAGACGGACAGGGTCACCGTTGGCGTCTTCGACCTGCGCGTCGAAGATCTCGAACGGGGGATGTCCGAACGAGGTGAACAGGGCGTTGACCTGTTCCCGGGTGACGATGCCCTGCGTCGAGCCGGGCGGCAGGCAGTAGGCGCGGATCTGCGGGTTACGCATCAGCGTCGACATCACCCGCTGCGAGGTGACCGCCCGTGCGGGGTTGCCGGAGTTGCGGGTGCGGAACGTCGAGAACCACGACTCCTGATCGGAGACGGGGTCGGCCGCGCCCGACCACAGGGTCGCCGCGGTGACCTCGTGGGCGGCGTCGCGCTGGAAGTCCGCCTCGATCTGCAGGCCGTCCTCGGCCAGCGAGACCGCACCGGTCACCAGTGCCTGCGCCTTGGCGACGATCATGCGGGTGCGCAGCGCATCGGCGAGCTCGACCGCGTCGTTGAGAATGGAATCGACGATCGCCTGGTTGGCGTTGCGCAGCCGCAGCCGGTCGTACTCGGTGAGCAGCCGCTTCTCCGACAGCGGAGGCAGCTCACCCGAGATCCGGGCGACGCCCTTACGCGGGGTGATCCGCGCTTCGGTGTCCCAGGCCCGGAACTTCGCCGCCCGACGCAGACCGTGCTGGGTGATGTTCGCCCGGAAGTCGACGTCGTCGACGACCGTGTCGGGCAGCAGGCTGTCGATCAGTGCGAGGTCGTTGATGGGCTGATCGGCGAGCGCTTCGCGCACGTAACCGGTCAGGTCCGCGGGAGTGATGTAGTCACTGTTGATGACAAGTGCCATTGCTCAGACCTTCCTCAGAAGTAGCGGATGTCGCGAGCAGTGGCCTGTCCCGCGGTGTTGACGGACGAGGGCAGCTTCGCCGCGACCACGGCGCCGTGCCACAGCAGCGCGCCGACGACGACGGTGGTGCCGGGACGCACCCGCAGCGCGGTGAACAGGTGACCCTCGATCGGGTCGGTGTCACCGTTGGACCACAGCCCGTACTTGTTGTCGGCCACCTTCTTCAGCGGGTAACCGGACTTGAGGTAACCCTCGGGGTAGTGGGTGCCGGCGGTGAACGTGGAGACGTCGACGTTGATCGAGCGGGTCGCGTCGGTGCCGTGGGCGGATGCGAGCCAGGACTGGTCGTCCTGCCCGAACCGTTCGGTGGTGATCTTCAGATCCATGGTGGGGCCTCTCCTTCGGGAGGTCAGTTCTTCTTCGCGTTGCGTGCCCGGTACAGGGCACGTCCGGAGTCGACCGAGCCCGATGCCACTTGCTGGCCGCCGCCCTGACGGCGATCCGGTTTCGGTGCCTTCTTCTTCTCGCCGTTCTTGTCGCCGCGTTGCGCGGCCAGGTACGGCTTACGTTCGAGCAGATCGTCGATGGCATCGGCGATCTCGTCCTGGTCGACGTCGCCGTCGGCGCCGACCTCGAACTGGGACAGGTCGAGGAAGCCGATCGCATCGGCGGGATCGGCGAGCTTGCCGGCTGCTGCAGCGCGAACCTCGGCGCGGACGATGCGGTCGTTGGCCTTGGCCAGCGCTGCCGCTTCGATCTGACGCTTCTGAGCGTCGTCGTCGCCGTCAGTCTCGAGCTGGTTCGCGCGCTGCTCTGCGGCAATACGCTTCGCTCGTTCCGACTTCCACTTGTCCTTCATGCGCGACAGCGCGCGCTTCCCGGGGTCACCGAGCTGATCGGCGCCTTCGTCCCCGTCATCCGTGCCGTCGGCACCGTCATCACCGCTATCGGCCCCGTCGCCGTCGTCGGTGCCATCGTCACCGTCATCGTCGTGGCCGGTTCCGTTGTCGGTGCGGGTTCCGTTGTCGTGGCCGTCGTCGTCGCGGCGGGGATGCAGTCTGGTCGCTCGAGGTGCTCGTGCGAACGGGCCGACACCGAAGCCGGCGCCGAGAATCAGCCACAGGGGAACACGGGTGGTCTTCATGGTGAGCGTCTCTCCTTGCGAGAGGTCGGTCCCTGCCCCTTGCGGGCAGAGAAGTTCGGAAGTGACCTCGCGTCGTCTCGACGAGGTCGGGAAGGGGTTACGCAGCCCGGCCACGCGATCGACTCGGCCGGTCGTCGAGATAGCCGTAGAGCCGGAGCAATCGCAGTGCGTCCTCGCGGTCCTCGGCGATCTCGTAGATGCCTTCTGGCATCAGTCGCGGCGCCCGGGCGTGGAAGTACCGGCGCCCGTTGCGGACGTCGGTCTGTCGCCGGGCATACCCGGCCTGGCTCATCGCCCGGTAGGCGGCACCGCGGCGAGTGACGCCCTCGGTCGTTGTGGCGATCTGCTGTCCGTACACCTCGGTGCGGGACAGTCGGCCTTTCGGGATCCAGCCGGCCACGTTCTGCTGTGCGGTCGACATGCCGCGGCGGGCGTTGACCACCTGCGTGATGTCGGCACCGTCGCGGATCGCTTCGGCACCGGCCTTGGTGAACAGCTTGTCCTGCTGCTCGGCGGTGAGGCTGTCGAAGTACGCCTGCGGGTCGGTGGTCAGATCACCGGCTCGGCTCTCCCTGCTGGGAATATGCCGGCAGTCGCAGCCCGGGTGCCGCAGGAAGCCCCGGTTGAACGCGTAGAACTTGCCGGCCAGGACAGCGCACCTCGGGCACGACGGTGGGTTGAGCATCCGCACGTAGCCGACGTCGCGTCGAGATGCGATCCCCAGGCCGACAGCGGATCGGGAGGCGTCCGCGATCTGTGTTTGTGCCCTGAGCATCAAGGCGGTCAGCCCGTCATCCCAGGCCACCTCGACCGGAAGTCCCGATGCGACCGAGCTTTTCGCGGTGATCACCGCGCCGTACATCAGCGAGTCGAGGCCGCGGCCGTCGGAAGCAACGCCGATCAGCGGATCGGTGACCACCTCGACCTCGGGTGCAGCAGGAGTGCCGAGCTCGTCGAGCACATTCGCCACGTACTCGTTCGCGTCGGCCACTGCAGCTCGCTGTCCTGTGACTACCACCGCCATGAGCCGGTCGAGGTTCTTCTCGAACCAGGCGTCGAAGTCGCGTGGAGGGCGAGTCCCCCACAGTCGGCGGGCAGCGCCGAGCACGGAGATCATGACCTCACGCTGGGCGCTGTAGTACTCAACCGATGCTGTCGGCAGCACGGTCGTCTCCGTTGCCATTGTTCAGCGGACGGGTCAGCCGTTCGAGGAGCGGATCTTGGTCTTCTTCCTTGAAGTACTGGCGTTCGCGGTCCTTGCGGGGATCGTCCCAGCCCATCTCGTCCCACGAGCCCTCGCGGGAGAGCACTGGGACACCGCCGTTGAGCTTCTGGATGAAGTCGGCCTCTTCGGCCTTCGTCGGCGTGGCCGGGTTGCGCCACTCCACACGGATCGCTCGGTTGCCGGCCGGCCACTGGCCGGTGCGGAACCGCTCGTACAGTGCCATCAGCCAGCCGATGCCGACGCCCTGCGACTCGTTCTTGTCCTCGGCGTTGGAGATCAGCCGCGACTCGTCGGCACGGATTGCACCCTCGGCGGCCGGATTGGCCGTGTTCTGTCCGAAGAACCGGAACGGAAGACCGGTGACCGACGACGCCAATGCGGCGTAGTGGTTGGTGGTGTCGTGAAAGTTCTTCAGGTCAGACGGGGAGAACTGTCCCACCTTGACTTCGTTCGGCTTGGCCTGGTTCGCCCAGATGGCGGTGTAGTACGCCTGCCACACCGGGATCGGTTGCCCGTTCTTGTCGACGAAGTCGCCCTTGGACATGCCGAGGACCCACTTCTGCGGCACCGAGTGGGTTTCCACCGCGATCTGCAGATTCGTCAAGGCGCGAGCGGCGGCATCGACGAGCGGGATCAGGTCCGCCATCTCGGTTGAGCCGTTCCACCGCGCCAACCGCCGGCGGTTCAGGAACAGCACCACCGGAACCCGGCCGAGTTCGTGCTCGTCGATGTCGTCGTCGCCGCCGACCTGGTCGATTTCCCAGCCACGGCGGCCGGCGACGACCTGGATCGTCTTGTCCGGCAGCAACAGGGTTCCGACGCGCTGACCGTCCTCGGTGAGGAACTGCCGAAATGCCGCGTCCATGCGTCGGCGACCGTGGTCGATCAGGCACGACATCTGCCGCGGCGACTCGAACGCGATCCTCGGATGGTCCGGATCATCGGCGTTGGTGCCGACGGTTCCGAAGCACCGACCGAAGATCATGGTGTCGACGTTGAGCAGCGGGACTTCGGCGGAGAGGTTGTTGACCTCGTACCCTTCCTGCAGTGCCCGGTTCTGCTTCTTCTTCCCGCCGGGCATCATCAGCGACTTGATCTTCTGCCGCCGCGCGATCTCGAGCAGATACATGCGATTCCAGTTGACGACCAGCTCGAACATCTGCAGCTCCGGCGGAACCGCGATGCCGATCTGCTTGAGCCGGTGTTCGCCTTCGAAGTACGCCTCGTTCAGGTTGTCCTTCGGGCTCGTCTTGCTGAGCTTGGCATTCAACCGGCTGATCAGTGTGCGCTCGTCGTCGGAGAGCTGAGTGCGCAGCACGGGTGCAGTCACCCTGACCTCCTATCCAAAACAGAACATGCGTGTGTCCGCGTCGTCGCTCCAGCCGTCCTTCGACGTCGAGGTGTCGGCCGCGGCCTCGTGAGCGAGGACGGTGGCCATCGAGGCGTCGATCTTGCGGTGGTGAGCGCCGGCGGGTTTGCCGAGCACGTAGCGGTCACCGCGCGCAGCGACCTTGTGTGCGTTGTCCATGTGCTTCGCGGTGATCTGGCAACCGTCGTGAGTGATACGGCGGTTCTTCAGGTCCATCCGGAACCGTTCGAGCGCTGCGTGCATCTGCACCACACGGTTGGTGGCCCACTCGAAGACGATCTCTTCGCCGTACTCGACGGCCCACTCCCCGATCTCGGTGGTCCAGTACTGCGGGTCGCAGTACATGCGCTTGACCTGCCACCGGTCGAAGATCTCCGACACCGCGACGTTGACCTCGTTGCGTGGGATCTCGCCGCCCCACTGATCCGGGGACCAGATCGTCGGCCGGCGGTCAGGTCCGTAGCGCGGAGTGAAGGACAATCCGTCCTTCGTTTCGCACCGGATCGCGGTCCAGTCGTTGTTCTCGGACCCGTCGAAGCCGACGGTGATGAGGGTTCCGCGCGCTGGGTTGTTGCGCCATTTCATCTCACGCGCCTGCATACGCCGACTCCCACAGTCCTGCTGGCAGCCACGCGCCGGCACCGGACTCTTCGAAGTTGCCGTAGAACCGCTTGGCCTGAGCCGGGTCGGTCTCCATCAGCTCGAGCACCTCGGCTTCGATGGCGTCCAGGTCGATCCAGTCGCAGCCCTCGTAGACGTGCTTGAGGATCTTGCGTCGTTGCCGACGATCCCCCCACGACAACCCTTTCGGTGGGCGCCGCAAAAACTTGAACACGTCACTCGCGTTCGATTCGTAAGTGCGTTGCGCGTAGGAGTTTTCGGCCGGATCCCACATGTTCGACGTCTCGATACCGCGGCCCTGCATACCGGCCAAACCACGGCGCTGCGTCTCGGCGACACCGATGAGTTTGTTCGCCTTCGTGTACAGGCCTGTCTCGTCGTTGAGCACGAACGAGACCGGGTTTCCGAGGCGGGACATCGCCGACGCGGTCACCCGGTCGATGCGGTTGTCGTCACCGGGTAGTCGGATGAATCCTTCGCGGATGAGCATCTGCTGTTGCAGCGGCCCGTCGAGGATCATCGACTTGAGCGGGCGGTAGACGTTGTCGACCTGCTCCTCCGACGTCGCGGTCAGCTGGATCAGCGGAGTCGGGTGCGGCATTCCCATCGGCTCACCGGGCATGTACTCGTGCTCGAACCCGCAGCCGCAGCCGTAGTCCTCGCACGCATACCCATCGCCGGGTTCGGCCCAGCCTGCGAACAGTGACGGTCCGACCGCTTCGACGCAGGTGATCGCCGCGGCCCACGGACCTTTACCGGATTTCTGCGGGCCGATGATCTGCGAACGACGGTAGACGAACGCCTGGCTTCGCAGTGGTTTCCGTGGCTGCCACTTCGCGGTGGTGCGTACCCGGTAGTGGTTGGCGGTGCACCAGAATTGCCAGTCGGCCATCTTGAACGGCCGGCCCTTGTCGAACCCGTCCGGGATCGAGCAGTGCGCCTGAATCCACGGGTCCTGCAGATCGGTCAGCGTCGGGAAGTCGACCAGGTACGAATCGGAGGAGCGGGGCGTGCTCACGCACGGAGCCGACGGACGTTCGTCGGCTCCGCAGTCTGCCCGGGCTTAGGGGTGGTGATCTGCTTCTGCTCGGACTTCGACACCTCGACGGTGCCGATCGCCCAGCCGTTCTCCTTCAATCCGGCCGGGGTAAGTCCGATCTGATCGGCGAGCCGAGTCGTCGCGGCCGCCACCGCGGCCGGCGCCTCGAGATCTTCCATCTTCACCGTCCACCGAACCCAGAGTCCGACGGTGCGCCACCGCCACGGTTCCTGGATCCACTGGATCGCCTGTGGGGTACGCCATGCCTCGTTCCAGACCTCGATCTCACGATCTGTCGGGTCCGGCAGCGGGCACTTCGGAATCTTTCCGAGATAACCCGCGGCGCTGAGGACGGTCTCTTTCAGTTGCCGCTGGTCCGATCGCGCCGAGAACATCGCAGCGCGAGGACCGGATCGATTGCGAGCTCCACCATGTGTTGTCATCTTCCATCTCCTTCGCAGCGTTGCGCCACATCGAGAGGCCGGACCAGCGTTGCGCCGGACCGGACATGCCGGTGTTGTTCCACGACGGCGGGACCATGGGTCGCCGCGCGTTCAGTCCTCCGCGATTCGTTTCCGGAGTCGTGTGGAGGCGTACTCGGTGATGCCGAGCATCAGATCGAGCGGAACGTCGCCGTCCCGAGGCATCAGTGCGTGCGCGGTCAGTGCCTCACCGTCGTCGTCGAACGACCGCCGGCGGGCGAGCACGACGTACTCGAGCAGGATCCCAGGCTCGGTGTCGGGGTAGTAGGCAGCCCAGGTCTGTTCAATCGCCGCGGTGAGTGCCTCGTCGGCGGCGACCTGTTCTGGTGTGCGATCGGTCCGGCTCACGCGTTGGTCCCCGCATGGGCTCGCCGGCGGAGGTCCTCGTAGCAGTCCCGCCGACCTCGGCAGCTGTCGTTGTGGCGCCGAAGGATCCGGCACATGCCGCGGCCGATCCACGACTGCAGGGCGTCTCGCATGAGGGTCTCCTTCGGATCGGGCGCCGGGTCCGGGTCGGCAAACCTGCAGGTTCGGACGTCTTGAACCCTCCGCACCAAAGAGAGCCCTCACCCGCGGTCAGGGGGAATAGGCCCCTTCGGGGGTACCCCCCTGGGGTGCATAACCGCAGGTCAGAGCGTTGATTGCATTGGGTAACGAGTTGCGTTTCCGCAGGTCAGAGGCTTGCGCGTCCGGCCGTGGCACGGTTGCAGGCCACGTGCTCGGGGCCGCGGTAGCGGCTGCGGTCGCGGTCGTCGTGCCCGAGGTCCCATGCCTGACCGGGGCGGATGGGTCGCCGGCACCTGGCGCAGCGGACTCGGCCGGCCTCGACGGCGGGGCGCCATGCCTTGCGGGTGTGCTGGTGTGCGGATCCGTATCCGCGTTGGGCGGTGGTGCCTCGGGCCTGTTCGACCTGGCGCCTGTGCTCGAGGCATCTGTGCTCGCGTTGGGTGTTCGGACATCCGGGCTCGCTGCACACACGCATGCGTGCTCGGGTCAACGCCATCCACCTCGCGTCGGAGGAGCGGGCGTGGCGCCGGCCGTTCGCGGCACTCGGTCGAGGAGACGATTGAGGTTGTCCTCGAGTGCTTCTACTCGGGTGAGGCTGCGGGGTTGGTCAGGACGGGCATGCCGGCGAGCAGCTCGGAGTTGGGCGAGCGTGTCGATGATCTGGTCGAACAGGCTGGGCATCGTGTCACCTCCGCATGCGCAGGAGTCGGATGAGGATGCGGTAGCGCAGTCGGAGCACCATGGCGACTCGCTCGGGGCGGTGGGGATGGTGATCCCGGGCAGCTGTTCCTCGGGCGCCAGATTCGTTTCGCCCGTCGTGAGAATGCTTTGGCCGTCCCCGCGACGCCTGAGCCGTCGTGCTCGCGCGGGGGTTGGGCTTTGACCCGGGAAGTCTCAAGGGGTCCGCTCGCGTGCCGAAGTGGGGTGCGCGGGGGCGGATATGACAGTGGCCGAGTGTGCGATGCGCACAGCTCGGCCAGTGGCATGAATCTAACAGATGACAGCGGCGAGCGCACTATCGACGGTTCGCCGCGCGTTTTCGCCTGGTCGCGGCGATGTGATCGAAGACGTCACCGACTCGGTACAGCGCCCGGCTCGAGTTCGGTTCGTGGTGCGTCGGTATGAAGCGTCGATGCGCCCACTGGTAGATCGTCTGCCGTTGGACTCCGACGAGCTTGGCGACCTCGGCTGCTGGGAGGAGATCGTCGACGTCGACGGTGACCACGTCGGGTGCGACCCAGTCCTGTCCGAAGGTGCGGGCGCGGTCGTCGAGCTGGGCGCAGTACTCGGGGGCGATCTCGGCGAGAGCGTCGCGGTAGGACTGGGCGATACGTCGAGCTCGGTCGAGTTGGGTGTCGGCCGGCCATGGCCACGGGTCAGTCATCGGCAGGCACCCGGAAGTCGATCAGCTGTGGGACGACTGCGACGGCCAGCGCCCATGCGTGCGTCGAGTAGCGGTAGACCAATCGTTGAGGATTACCGGCGATCTCGAACAAGGGCCTGAAGACAGCCCAGGTGTCACCGACACGACGAACGACTGTCTTTGTTCGGAGAGTGGAGTCCTCGAACAGGGCACGGTTCAGTTCGGCGAGGTCGTCTGTCATGCGAACTCCTTGTAATCGTCGGCGAGGATGGAGGTCATGCTGCGGTAGCCGGCTTCGGTCCATGTCGATCCGCAGGCGCCGCAGTCGATGATGTCGGCGCCGTGCCAGCGGCCGAGTCGCTGTTCCTCACAACGAGGGCACGGCAACGGCATCCGGTCTCGGCCGCGGGTAACGCCGAGTGTCGCCCGTGCGGAGCGGTGCAGCTCGATCAGGCGCAGGGTGAGGCCGACTCCGTCCTGGGTGATTGGTCCCCAGCTCTCTCCGCCGGGAAGCCATCCCATGGCCGGGTGCGCGGGGACGTGGAGAAGCACGTCGATGTTTGATTCGACCAGTTGCAGGCTGAGTGTGACCGCGCGTTCGTCGGGTTCGGTGACGCCGAGTCGTTCAGCGATGAGCACTGCGCACCGGTGGGCTGTGTCGGCAATGTCGGTCATCAGCGCCTCGATGTGGATGTTGATCGGGGCTGCCGGGTCCGGCGACGGTGCGCGCACGCCCGTGGCCGGCGCGATGACGGTGGTGTCTCCGACTGATCGGTACAGCTCGAGATAGTCGTGCCACAGGTTCTCGGCCGCGGCGACGGCTGATCGGATGCAGCTCGGGCACAGGTAGTTGGGGCGGATGGTCAGTGCCGGGATCCACTGCTGGGTGTTGGGGTCGCGGGTGCGGCCGCGGCAGCCTGCTGCTGCTCTGCATTGGTGACTGGTAGGTGAGGATGTCATCAGGCACCTGTCTTTCGGTTCTTCCCTCTTCGTCCGCGGCGGGGAGAGGAAGACTTGGGCAGTGATCGAGATCGCGAGGGAACGTTGCGGTCGGAGTGGGAGGTCTGGTTACCGACCCGACCCGACCCGCCCCGACCCGTCCCGGCCTTTCCAGAAGTTGGAGGCTGGTCTTCTGCTGGACCTGCTGAACTCAGCAGATCGGGCGTTTGCGCTGGTGTAGTGGGATGTGTCATGTTCGCGTTGTCCGCCTGGCTGGTGGGTCGCTGAGGGTCCGCGTTGTCCGACTGGGTGTCAGGTCGCGGGGTCGCGTTCTCCGGCTGGCTACCGGACCGCTGGGTGTTCGTGCGGTTGCGTTGTCCGTCATCGCGGGTCGCAGTAGGTGCGTGATCCGACTGGCCGTCGGGTCGCGGGGTCGCGTTCTCCGGCTGGCTACCGGACCGCTGGGTGTTCGTGCGGTTGCGTTGTCCGTCATCGCGGGTCGCAGTAGGTGCGTGATCCGACTGGCCGTCGGGTCGCGGGGTCGCGTTCTCCGGCTGGCTACCGGACCGCTGGGTGTTCGTGCGGTTGCGTTGTCCGTCATCGCGGGTCGCAGTAGGTGCGTGATCCGACTGGCCGTCGGGTCGCGGGGTCGCGTTCTCCGGCTGGCTACCGGATCGCTGGGTGCGTTCGACGACCGTCTTGCGGTCGTCGGGCACAGTACCGGGCGGGAGGGTCTTCCCGCGGCGGCTGGTAATGCTGTAGCCGTTGGACTTGGCCCAGTCGTGCTCGGCGATCCACTTACGTGTCTCAGGCGAGAAGTACGGCCGGGCGGGGGCTGGGAGCAACGGGTGTTGCTCGTCCGCGGCAGGGTTGTCCTTGCGTGCGCTATTGCAGCGACCGCAGGAGACGACCATGGTGTCGATCGTGGCAGCGCGGCCCGGGACGCGGTGGTCGTAGGTGCCGGCGAGGCGGCCCTTGCGTGCGGTCCATTTGACGACCTGTCCGCAGTAGCGGCAGGCGTCGCCATCACGGAGGCGGACGGGGACGATCAACTCGGGGTTGCTGTTGTCGGACTTGCGTTGCCGTTCCCAGGCGACTTCTTCGGCGGTGCGCATGTGGAGGAACTCGGGGTCCTCGACGATCTTCCACATCTGCACGCCGTCGACGACGGTTTCTTCCATGAGGCCGGCGCGTGTGCAGACGTCGAGCATGCGGGAAGCTTCTTCACGTGCGACGAGCACGGCGGTTCCCCACGACACGAGGTAGTCGGTGGTGTGGGCGGCCGAGAGGGATGCGCAGAGCACGAGGAAGCCGAATGCTTCGAGCATGACTGCGGTGGAGGCTTCGGGGTCTTCCCAGATCCGCAGGAGCCTTGGGCTGGTCGCGACGTTGTCGCCGGTTCGTAGCCATGGCATTAGAGCGGCCCCGGGCGGTGCGCGGGGCCGAGTGTGATGTCCATGATTCGGTTGTCCTTCTGTGTGAGCGCGGTCATGCCGATGGGGATGCGAGGAAGGTGGCCCTCGCCTGCGGGTCATGGGACGGTGAATCCTCGGCATTGCGGGTGGCGGACGTATCCGGCCGGAAGCTTCTCGTCGCATACAGAACAGAACCGCTCGATAGGCGCGATCGGGTTCTGCGCCTGTTGTATTGCTGCGGCGACGGGGATGCTGTCGGTGATGCTCGCTGTATCGGTCACAACTCCTGCTTGTCGTCATGGCCGTACGGGCTGATAAGCACAACCGTTTCGACGTCATCGCGCCCGTTGTCGTCCGTGACGTGGACGTGCCCGTACTCGTTTCGGTGGACGTGGGCTTGGAACCGGTACACCGCCGGGTCCTCGATGTAACCCAACTCACCATCAGCGATTACGAGAGTGGACGACGGGAACTTCGAGAGCTTTTCGATGAGTTCGCCGATGGTCATGCCTGCTCCTCGTCGTTTATGCCCGCCGCGGTAAGCAAGCGCCCACTGGACACGGCGGCAGAATCCTCGGCTGGTGGCGTAAGTCGGATAGTCCATTCACGGACCTGCCCGTTCTCACGGACCTGGTCGATGGTGTCGAGATCCGCGCGCAACGTCTCGACCTTGCCGTTGGGGGCGACCAGTGCGACTTTCCATCCTGCTCGGCCGTAGTCGATGCCTACGCCGAGCGGGTACGGCGGACATGCCGGTGTGATGCTCAGTCCAGGATCCGTTCCAAGCATCTGACGCAGTGCTCGTATGAACTGCTCGTACGTCTCGCGCACCAGGCCGTCAGGCTCGCGGGATGCCGCCCATTCCATGACGGCAGCTATGCGAGCGACCTCGTCACACATTTTCTCGAGGCTGAGGGCGGGGTCCTCGTCTTCTATGCGGATCCAGGGCATCAGATGAGTCCTTTCTCGTCCCACCATGACTGGTAGGTCTCGGTGAGCCACAGGTCGATCGACTTGCGGTCTGCGGTCTTCGGCCATGCCGAGTGATGTGTCAGCCGCGACAGCTCGTCCTTCAGGTCGGCCATGCGGTTGAGCGCCTCGTCGAGGGTGTGCTCTCCGTTGCGGAGTTCGCGCAGCCACGTACGGTCCGGTTCTGGGATCGGCAGAGTGATCGAGCCGGTGGTGAGCAGTTCGACGCCCTGCAGTCCGAGTCGTACTGCGTGGTAGGCGAACTTGGTGTCGAAGCCGTACACCTCGACGAGCTCGGGTCGGTTGGTGTGCCGGCGGCCGCGGACGCCGAGCATCTGGTCCCGTTGGGATTCGAGGTAGCCGATGAACCGGTGGCCGGCGTCACGGGAGATGAACAACTCCGGGTTCTCCTGCAATTCCTTGCCTACCCAGGTGTTGACGACGATCTCGTCGGCGGGCAGGAACAGCAGGAGCAGCACGGTGGGGTTCCCAGCGGCGGCGAGGCGCGCCCATTTGCGGAGGCTGTAGACGACCAGGTCGAGGTCGCCCGACCCGGAACGGACACCTTCGGGTTGGGTTCGGTACTGGTACTGCTCGAATCGGCTGTTGCCGATGACGTACGCCGGCGGCTCGATGCACACGCCCATCTCGTCGCGGTCGTCGGCGCCGGTGGTCACACCATGCAGTCCGGAGCCGACCTGGCCGCGGAGCACCGTGTGCTCGTCGGCGATGGCCTGGAAAACGGGTCCGCTGTACGCGACCTGCTTGACGTTGGTATCGGGCATGCTCGTCACTTCCCGTCTCGGGAGTTCGTAGCCAGGTCGTGGGCCACGGCCGCTACTGCGTCGTGGCGGTCGATGCGTGCGGTCACGAGTTCCGCCGCGATCGTTTCGAGTGCTTCCACGCCACGCTCCAGAAGCGGGACGAGCTGAGCGGGGTTAGGGAACAACGACATCGATGGTCCTCACTCTCCGACATAGCGGATATAGACGAGCTTGTCGCGGGTGACCGCCTCGAACGATCCCTTCGGGCCGAAGCCGCACCGGCCTTGGCGCACGTTGCCCACGAAGTGCGACGCATGCTTGTACGGGTCGTCTTCGGTGGACCGGTATTCGATCCACTTGCCGGGGTTCGCTTTCGCAAAGTCGATCAGATGGCGGCGTTGCTCGGGGATCTGCCGGCCCGCGAATGCGCCACTGTCAGGAAGGTCGTCGACGATTCGGAACGCGGGCGTGGTGCTGCGGGCTTCGCGTGCTTCTTCACGATGGCGGCGGCGGTCCTCGCGCTGGTCTGCCTCGTAGAGGCTGCTGACGGTCATTGCTGTTCTCCGTTGTCGTGGGGGAATACGTCCTGGTCGGTCCCCGCGACCCAGCGGACGGGGACGCTGTACCTGTACGCCTCGCGGACTGTGAGGATCGATTCGACAGTGGCGCGTGAGGCGGCCATGGCCTCGTCGCGTTCGCCGGCGGGGGTGTCGATGGCCTCGCGGGCGGTACGCATCACGAGTCGGGTGTCGCACGGGAACGGCGTTCCGCAATATGTGCATGTTCCGTCGTGGTCGGAGTGGAGCTGGTGGATTGCGCCGACCTGAGCGGCGAGGCGCCGGGTCTTCCGGACGGCCCGGTAGTGCGGATTGCTGGGCATCAGTGGGTTCCTCCGAATGTGACAGTGAGAGCGATGAGTGCGACGGTGGCGAGGCTGCCGACCGTGACGATGAATGCGGAAGCGACGGCCAGGAACTGCCTCACGTCGAGGTCCCATGGGGCGGGTTGACGTCACTCCAGATGAATCCATCAGCGTCGCGGATCGCGCCGTCGCCGAGGATCGGTTCGCGACCGGTCATGAGCTGGACGGTGACGGTCCAGTGGTCGGGAACGTCGCGGGACTGGCGAACTGCCACTCCCCCAGCGGTGATGACACCGGGGATGCGCTCGCCGCCGACGGTGATGCCGTCCCGGTCGATGACGATCTGGGCGTCGTAGGTGCTCAACGGGTCGGTGCCGGTCACTGTGCCGCCTCCAGTTCTGCTGTGCGGTCTGCGGATCGCTGCCAGGAGCGAGCGGTGGTGGGGTCGATTTGGTCTCCGTCGAGGCAGACGCGGCTGCACGGTGCGCTGCGGCGATCACCGCAGCGGGAGCAGGTCCAGGTGCTCAAGACCATCAGGCACCGCCCATGAGGTGGTCGTACCAGCGCTTCACCCAGCGGGCGTCACCGAGCGCGGTGTGCCGTTCCTCCGGTGTAGGTGGTTCGACACCGCACGCCCGTGAGAGGTCGTCCGAGCGCCACGGCGGGGCGATGAACTCGGCCACAGCCTTCCGCTGTTCGTGCGCTTCGGCTCTCGTTGCTCGCATGAGTTCCGCCTCGGCCTCGCGGGTGGAGCAACCGGAGAACGGTTCTCGGGCCTGACGGAGGAACTGCTCTGCTTCGAACCGAGCAAGGCGCGCTTCGTCGAGGGCTTCGGTGCCGGGGATGAGTGTCTGGTGCCCGGTCAGCCATCCGGCGGCAAGGGTCTCGATGTCGACGAGCTGGTAGTGCCAGGCCGGGCACATTTCATACCGGCGGAGCATCGGGGCGAGGGTTTCGGTGTCGAAGTTCGGGACCGCGCCGACGATGATCGCGCCACGAGTGGCACGCTCCACCTCGTAAGCGGCGTGGTACTCGTCCGTGAACTCGGTCGGGTCCCCTTCGCGTATGCCCGGGCCTCCCCTCCCCCACTCGAACGGCGAGAGCTGGGCTCCGTACCAGCGGTCGTAGAAACCACCGATCTGCAGGCCTTTGAGTTCGGCGTTGGAGAGATCAACGTCGCGGATCTGCAGGAGCCTCTCAGTTTCGGTGCCGTCGGGTTCGCGGCGGATCCAGGCAATTTCCCACGGCCGGCGGTCAGCATGCAGACCAGTGGTTTCGGTGTCGAGGAAGACGATCGGGCGGTCGGTCATGCGTTCTGGTCCTTCTGGGTGTTGGGCTCGCGGAGTGTTTTCCGTAGTTCGTCAGCGCAGACGCGGTAGGCGGTGGCGACGCTGTGGGAGCTGGACAATGCTTCGTTCTCCCACGAGTCGGCGAGCGCCTCGAGCTGCCTGACGTTCGCGCTGGCGGAAGCTGGAGACACTGGGGTGGTGTCGGTGACGAGGACGGCGTCGGTGCCGGCGAGGATGCGGTCGATGTCGTCTCGGGCGCGGCCGGTGAGGATGTACGACTCGCTCATGCCGCCTCGTTTTCCGGCTTGATCGCACCGCGGGGCGGCTGCGTCGGGTCGGGAAGGCGCCGCGACCAGGCTGCGTTCCATTCCTTCATCTCGACGTCGCGGTCCTCGCCGATCGTGATGGGCATGAGGACACCGAGGAAGCTCTCCCCCACGGTGATCGACAAGGCGCGGGTGGTGGTGCGGGCTTCGATGATGACGGGCTGCTGGTAGACGACTCCGGCGATGCGGAACGCGGCGAGCCGGTCGCCGTTGGCGGCGAACTGTTCGACCCAGCGAAGTTCGCCGGACCGGGACCGGGCGACCAGGTGCGGAACGTCGGGGAAAGCATCGTCGGTAGCGGTGCGCGGCTGCGTCATCGACTGGCCGTCGATACCGGGCAGGCCGGACACGTCGGTGAGGGTGAAGAAATTGTCGCCGACCTCGAGACGCAGGATGGCGGACGGCTCGTCACCTTTGTCCTTCGGGGCCTTGAAGATCTGAAGGATTTTGTCGACCTGCTCCGGGGTGAGATCGAGGATCGCTTCGTCAGCGAGGGAGTCTTCGGTTTCCCACACGGAGACGATGGCGAGGCTGGCTGAGACGCGGTCGGTGGCGACGACGGTGATGTTCTCCGCGTTGATCTCGAGGCGGACGCGACGGAACGTTTCGAAGTCGGCGTTCTTCTCGGCGTGAGGCCGAACCGCGGTGAGTGCGGCACGGAGGTCGTGGGTGCCGATAACGACGGTGGTCACTGGTCCTCCCAGGTGCTGGTGGGTGCGGTGTAGGTGGCCGGCACGTGGTGGCAGCCGGTGAGCAGGAGCGCGAGGGTGTAGAGCGCGGCGAGGGCGGCGCACACCCGCAGCCGGGTCATCGGACACCGCCCAAGGCAAGGGCAGGCAGGACCCATGCCGTTGGTTCTTGATTTACCCAATGGCATGAGCGGAGTACGGACTCGGTCAGCGCCGTGCGCGCGTTGCAAATGGTCACTGGTCGACCGCCTGTGGCGTACGAAATCCACTCTCGGCGCGGTCCCTCAGGATGCGCGCCGTGATCGCTGCCTCGGCATCGATATGCCAGTCGTCACGTCGCGTTCGAAGACCAACGCCGAAGCCGTAAACGCGGTCGCCCTTCCAGCCTCCGGAAGGGTCGTACCGGTTCGGTATCCCCTTCGGCGCCTCGACGTCTACAACCCACTTCGATTCGCGCCGCCGACCCTTGGGGCGGCCGTACGTCTGGCGCTGCAGTGTGGCTGTGACAGGGTACGTAGCTTCAGGAAGCTCGATTTCCAGCTCTGCGACATCCGCGGCGTCGTGCCAGTAGCGCGGCTGACCGTAGAGAGCGTCTAGCAGGTTGATGGGCCAGGAATGGCTGCGCCACTTGGCGAACTCACCCTTCACCCAGGAGTCGGGATGGACCCAGGCACTGAGCCACAGCTTTCCGTGGTGGATTGCCAGCTCTAGGTCGCGGCCCTCCCACTTGTGTCGCTCCTCGCGGGTGAGCCGATCGGCGAGGGCGTGTCCGTGCTCGAGACCCCAGTAGAGGCCACTGCCGAGGATGGTGAGGTGCCCGTCGAATGGGGTCTCGGATGCCTTGGTGCCGACGTGGAGGCGTGCGCTGAACTCAGGCTCGGGCTTCTTCACGATGGTTTCGATGTGTCCGCCGAACAGTTTTGGTCCGTCCTCGTGCCGGTAGATCGTGAGGAATCCTCGCCAGTGGTGGAAGACGCCGCGTTGCGGGCTTTTCTTTCCTTCGTTGATGGCGAAGCGATGAATGTGAAGGTTGGTGACCTTCTCCCGGAGGCTCATCGGTCGGTCCTGTCTGTGCTGGTGGGGAACATTTCGAGTTGGCCTTCGATCGGGTGATGGGCGGGAGCGTCTTTGGAGAGCCAGCCGTGGATCGCGATGCGGCGTTCCGGTGGTTGTTCGTTCCACCACGCGTCCGCGGCGTCGGCGGCGTTCATCGGTGCCGGCCTCGTCTGCGGGGCAGGTCGAGTCGGATGTGTGCGGGTTTCGGGTTGGGTGGCCGGCGGGCGTGGCAGGTTTCGCGGTGCAGGACGTAGAGGCGTTCGCCGTTGGCGATGGCGTGGTGCAGGGACTCGCCGGTGAGGATGTCGGCCCAGATACGGCCGGTCTCGTCTCGGGTTTCGCGCTTGCGCACTGACCCGAGTCCGGTGTCTGGGTACAGGTCGAGTGGGATCATGCGTCCGGTCGCGGAGGAGCGGGCCCAGGTGATCTCGGTGTGGCAGTCCCTGCACTTCGCGGTCATCCGGCGAGTACCTCCGGTTGGTCGATGTGGGGGTTGGGGGGCAGGCCGATGTCGTCGCGGAGCCGGGCTGTGGTGTAGAGGGTCCAGCCGGTGTGGGCGGCGATCTGCCGGTCGCTCCAGCCGCGTTCGTGGAGGACGTGGATGAGGACGCGGCGGTCGTACGGGGAGAGGGCTTCTCCGGCGAGTTGGCCTTCGAGTGCCTTGTCGAACTGGAAGGGGTTGTCCAGCTGGCGGCGGAGCAGGAGGCTCATCGAGTCACCGCCGCCTGTAGGTACGCATCTGCTGCCGCCGGTCCCGGTACTCCTGGTCTGCGTCTGCCGCGGGGGTGATGAACTGATCGGAGCGGGTAGCGGCACGCGGACGGAACACGTCGTATGCGAGCTGCATCTGGCGCCGGCCGAACGCCTCGGCGGTTTCGACGACGAGGCGGGCGCCTTCGTAGTCGTCGTTCTCGGCAAGTTCGATGGCGTGCCGGTCGAGTCGGCGGGTGACTTCTTCGAAGTCGGGCTCGATGACGATGCCGGCGAGGATGTCGAGGAGGGTGTGGAGTTTGTCGACGGCGTCGTGGACGTCGTTGCATTTGCCCTGGGAGGCGGCGGCTTCGATGGCGTCGAGTTGCTCGTGGCCGCTGAGGGCGAGCAGGTCGCGGTGGGCGCGGAGCGTGTCGGTGATGTTGGGTTCGGGCTGTTCGGTCATCGTGGTCGGTCCTTTCGAAGATGGTGGGTCCGGTGGCGACGCGGTGCGCACGTCTGGTGCGCCGGATCAGGACTCCGTGTCACGCGTCGCCACCGGTGTCGGGGTGGCGCCGAACCCACTCGAGGGGGTGGGGTGGGTTCGGCGCCCGGGGGATCCGCGGCTCGCCTTATTCCCCGTCGGCGGCGCGGACAGCTTCGTCAGGATCGGGGTCGGGGAGTTCGTCGATGGCGACGATCCGGACGACGTTGACGTGGGAGATGACGCCGTTCAGTCGAGTGCGGAGGAATCCTTCGCGATTTCGTAAGTAGCCGGAGAACATCTCCGACATCTCGACCTGAACGGTTTCGGTGCGCAGTGCCCCACCGGTGCCGGCCTCGTACGTGAGGTTCGCGTTCTTCCAGCTCATGGCAGTCCCACCACCAGGATGAGGACCGCGATGATCAGGATCAGCGATGGTCCGAAGGCGTAGACGGCACCGTGAATCGCGTTGCTGTGCCCGGCGGCGGGGGTCGCGGAGCCGTTCTGGCACGGCTCCGCGACCTGCCTTTCTCCTACGCTGTGATCGCCACAATCCTCAGCAGAAGGAGAAGCATCATGAACGAACCGCTCATGCCCACGATTCTCGACGTCGAGCACGTTCTCGTCCCGGACCAGCGAGAGTCGTACGTCGGTCGGGACAGGTACATCGTCGTCGCGATCGGAGTGTTCAACAGTATCGTGACTGCTCACGTGATCAAGGCGGTTGGCGGCCGGATCAGTGGTCCCCTCGACGGGATGATGCTGCGGCTGTTCGACGACAGCGGGATCGAGTACCCCGTCTCCAGCGGAGGAAGTGGCGGATACATCGACGGTCGTCCGTCGGACGTCAGCCAGATCTTCGTTCGCCCCGCTGGCACCAGCCCGAAACGCCTCGACCTGTTCGCGGAAACGCGGAGCGAGGGGACCCGGCTGCAGCCCCTGGCCACCGTTGAGGTACCCGAGGGACGGTGAGTGCTGGGTCCACTGGTTGCCGAACAGGTCACTGATTCGGAGCTCACCGAAGTTCGGCCACTGGTTCAGCCGCACCTCGAACCAGTGGCCGGCGAGCACCAGGCTCGTCGCCGACGTTATCGGCTGCTGCTGAAACTCACTGTCCTTGAGAAGGTCCGCGAACGTGACTTCGGACGGACGGGCATCGTCGGAAGATTCCACAGTCAACTCCGTTCTTCTGCGTGGGCGGCGTCGAGCTGGTCGGCGGTGTCGCGGAGCATCTGCGCCTGGATGTTCAGGGCGAGGGCCGGGCGGTGCTCGAGCTGGACGTGCGCGGCGTGTGCCCGGTCCGGGTTGTCGGGGTTGATGGCGAGGGTGACGACGGCGGACGCCCAGCTCAGCAGGTCGTTGACTTTCGATTCGCCCACGGTGTGGATCTCAGGTGCCATGGTTTTCACGCTCCGTACTGCAGGAAGCTGACTGCGCGCAGTCCTGCATATCCGAGGCCGCCGACGGCGAGGAGGTAGAGGACGCCGCGGATTTCGAGGGCGAGTTCGGGTGCGGTCGAGCGGGGCTCGGTATCGCGGACGGCGACGACGGGGGCGTCGATGGTGGCCGGCGCGGAGGAGACGTTGACCGGGAGGCTCGCGTAGTAGGCGTCGAGCTCGTCGAAGATCGGGGTGTAGCTCGGTTCGCCGCCTTGCTCCCCTACGCTGCGCTCGTCCCGATGACCAGAAGGAGACGCAAACAGTTGGACATCGCAGGTATCGGACTCAGCAGTTGTGAGGTGTGCGCCGGATGACAGAGGAAGAGCGGGAGGCAATTCGGAGGGCGGGGCAAAGGATTGGTCGAGGTCGGTGGGGCATGCCTCTGCCTGCGCGCGCGATCCAACTTCTGGTGCTGTTCGAACTAGAACGTCATCATGTGTACGATTGGGAGTCGACATCGAAATCTCCTTGAGGTGTTGAGGAATGGGCCGCTGGCTGCGGGATCAGCTGGCGGCCTTCTTCATTGCGGAAGCGCGTCGGCGGTTGGACGACCGAGTGGTGGCGCCGCGAAGGTAGTTGTCCAGATCTTCAACATGGATGCGCCAGGTTCCATGCGGCACGGTCTGTTGCGTAGCAACCAACTCGCCGGTACGGCAGGCGTCGTAAATGCGTTTCGTTCCGCATCGCGCGTAGTTCGCAGCTTCAGGAACTGTTAGCCAGGGCGAGGACGTCGAGTTCATGCGACCCCCCGCGTGGCATCCAGCTCGGGAACCAAGTCGGAGAACGGAACATCCAACGCTTGCGCGATCCGTACGAGTTCGTCCAGACGGAAAGACGTGCGACCACTGAGTCGCCGTTTCAGCGTCGTGAAGGAGATGCCGGTATCCTCAGAGAGCTTGTCGATAGTCACCCCGGCCGACTTGTATGCGTCGCGAACAGCCGCGGCGGCCAGTTCGTCTATGTGGTCCATACGGACCAAGGTAAGGACCATATGGTCCTGTGTCAACACAGCATGGAGCCACAAGTAGCCCAAGCGGACCTTTCAGTATTCCATACGGTCCTAAATATGGTCTATTCTGAGCGCATGGACATAGACGTGCTGAACCAGATGATCGGAGATGAAGTGCGGATCGGTCGCGCGCGAAAGCGATTGAGTCGCGCCGCACTCGCCGACCTCTCGGGACTCAGCGCCAAGACGATTCAACGGATCGAAAATGGAGAGCGCCCCGCAGATGTCAGTCAGATGGCTGCAATCTGCGCCGCTCTCGGGGAGTCAATCCCCGATCTGGTGGCGCGCGCTATCGAGCGCACCGAGCAGTAACGGACGCCAGTCCTTGCCGAGCGCTAGTGCGATAACCACGATCTCGGAGACACAGAACTCGACGTCGCCGGTGATCCGGTGCTGGACGTAGCTCACGGGCCGGCGAATCAGACGAGCAACCTGACCGATGGAGACCACTCCCATACCGACAGCCTCACCAAGAACGGACTTCATCGGTCACCTCGCTCTGTTCGAAAGAATGTTCGATTAAGCATTGAAGCATCGAACGCCAAGCGAGTCGAGATCAACACGGCTTTCCGACGGAAAATGATGAGGTTCTCATGGCCACTATCGAGTCGTACGCGACGAGCAAGGGCAGGCGTTACCGAGTCCGGTACCGCACGCCGGATGGTCGGCAGACGGACAAGCGCGGGTTCCCGACCAAGAAGGCCGCGGAGGCGTATGCGACGCGCATCGAGTCCAACAAGCTGGACGGAACTTACGTCGCCCCATCCGCCGGCAAGGTGACCATCGGCGAACTCGGACCTGCATGGGTTGCTCGCCAGAAGGCGCACATGAAGCCCTCCGGCCACCGAAGCTACGAGAGCGCGTGGCGCGTGCACGTCGAGCCGAAGTGGGGAACCGTGCAGATCACCAAGGTGTATCACTCCGATGTTCAGGCATGGGTGGCGGAGCTCGCGGCCCAGCGCGGGCCGGCACTCGTCCACACCGTGTACTCCGTCCTCGCTCGAATCCTCGATGACGCCGTACGGGATCGGCGCATTCCGTCGAATCCCGCACGCGGCGTGAAGCTTCCACGCAAGACACGTAAGCCGAATCAGTACTTGACCGAGGAACAGGTGTGGCAATTAGCCGAGGAGGCCGGCCGCTACAAGGGGCTGGTCCTACTTCTGTCCTATGTCGGCTTGCGCTGGGGTGAGGCGGCCGGCCTACGCGTGCGACATATCGACTTTCTTCGGCGGCGGGCCTTGCTACACGAGAATGCGGTGCAGGTCGGCACGCGGACGGTGGTGGGATCACTCAAAGGGCACAAGCATCGGACTGTGCCGCTCCCCAAATTCGTGGTCGAGGAGCTGGCGAAGCAATGTCGCGGTAAGGGGCCGGAGGATTTGTTGTGGCCGTCGAAGTCGCGCGAGCATCTAGGGCCGCCGTCGGCGAAGGACTCGTGGCTGTCGGGTGCTGTCGAGCGGTGTCAACGTGCGGCGGACGCCGCCCGAGCCTCCGAGGGTGAGGAGCCGACAACTCCTCAGTTCCCCCGAGTGACGGCGCATGATCTTCGTCACACTGCCGCGTCGCTGGCTGTGAGTGCCGGCGCGAACGTCAAGGCGGTGCAGCGGATGCTCGGGCACGCTTCGGCAGCGATGACCCTGGATGTCTACGCCGACCTGTTCGACGATGATCTCGACGAGGTAGCGCGCCGCCTCGAACGCAGTGTCGAAGAGATGTGGGCGAAATGTGGGCAAAAGTGAGATCAGGGCCGTTCCCCTTTTGGCGAAACGGCCCTTGACCTGCACTGCAGCGTTTCCGCTAGCAGAGCCCCCTGTCAGGATTGAA